TCTGCTACTGGTGTCTTAGTTGTGGCTTGTAGAATAACACTACGGTCTTCTGCAAGTCCTTCAAATGTTGTGGTTTTGTCTGTGCCTGTTACTTTAACAAGACTAATGAAGCCAAGCGAATGTGTATGCTTGACGATGTCGAGTAGATAATCTTTCATCGAAGTTTCCTTATGTTTATAATAGTAGTATTATATTTAGGTTTGGGGTTAATGTCAATAAAATTTTGGTTTTTGCCAATCAAACATTGTTTTTCTTTTCGTAATAGTTGTAAAATTCTTCTTCATTTTTAAAATAATGTTCTAATAAATCTATATCCTTAAGGAAATACTTATTTTTTAGTTTGGCATCTAGGTATGCCTGTGTTATAATATTAGGGTTATCCCATAAATCTTCAATGTAAGGGACTTGTGTTCTAAATGTATCTACTAAGTGCTGTATGTTTTCATTTTTAAACTTTATATTGTACAACTCCAATATTTCTTTACAAATTTTATTTAAATCTCCTTTGTAAAAGTCAATGAAGTTTACTACATAGTCTGCATTCATAACAGAATTATAGTCACGTAACATGAGATCAATGGTGTCATGTTCAAAAAAATGTATTCTTATCCATTCTCGTATTTCAGCCACACTTGTATTTCCATTGGAAAAATTACAACATTGATTGATACTTTTTGTAAAAGATCTAAGATGAGGATATTTATTTGCTTTTTCTATGGTGTTAATATGCAGAGCTTCTAAACCAAACGGTGTTCCTATATCATCTTGGCGTATTCCAGACGTCCTTGTAAACATATTAAATAGAAACTGTAAATATTCTGATTTGTTAACATTAATTTTAATTAGCCCCGCGGGTGGTAATTTGTTAAGAGTATGAACTGGCTTAAAATCTTGCACAACAATACGATGATCATATACAGTATGGCTAGATTCTTTTAAGTCTCCGTATATCATATAATTTAAAAGATAGACTAAAAAATTACCATGTGAGCCGGGAGGAAATAAAATGAGATGTGCTATTTTTTAACTCCTAAAGGTAGTGTTAGTTCGTCTGCTAGGAACATTCATCAGTTATAATTTCAACTAGTGGAGCACTTAGTTTTTGTGTAGTTAGACCACCAGGTTTTCTGACTATCATCCAACTATTTGCTTCTCGGAAACACTGTTCCTTTACAATGTCGAATCCAAGCATTTCTACCATACTCGCCATAAGTGTTCTAGTATTATATGCGCGATAGCTGGCGTTGCCTGCGCATAACTTCAGACTAGCTATGTTTTCACAATCATTATAGGTAAAAATAAAATAGCCGCCTGGTTGTAGTATGTTATAAACTTTACGCATCTCATCTTTAATAGGATCAATGGGCCAAAATTCGTAGCAGTTAATACTTGTTGCTAACCCTAACTGACCTTGCGGCAAATTGTCTAGATCATTGTAGATCATTAAACGCTTTTCTGCAAAAAAACTGTTAAACTTGCTACGAATGCTATCTATATCTGCAATGTTTCCTGTATACACATAAAGAGGATCACAAGCAAGCATGCTTTCTGTAAGTACACCTGTGCTAGGATTAAGTTCAACTCCAGCGAACCGCCAACTGCTATAGTAACCTACGTCAGATGAAATTTCTTTAATAATTTCTTTGTCACGGATAGCTCTTTCTTGTGTTAATTCTAAGTTTCTATTTTCAGTTGCAAACGTGTCGTAGTTTTTACGAAGTAACACTAGTTCTTCTTTTCTGAGTAATTCACTAGTTTTTTTATTAATACTATGCAATACATTGTTGTAACGGAAACTAAGTTTCCTTAGCTGAGTACAAATATCGTCTAATTCATCATATAATGATTGATCTTGCCAGTACTTTGATTGTTCTCGGAAGAATGTTTTTTTTGTGTCTATTGTTGCATCAAGATCAAACTCGTGGTCTTTGTTATCTCGCAAAAAGCGACTAAACAAAATCATTTTATCTACAAGTCTCATTGAACTCTCCTAGTGTATTTATATGCGTACATTACTCAAAGGAGAATAAATCATCAAATGTGTTTGCAGTTTGCGTTGCACCTTTAAGATCCCATTTGAGAACACTGAGCAAGTTATCAATCTTTTGATCTACGATAGTTGCTTCCATCAGTCCATTATCAAAAGGCATGTCTTTAAACCACTGTGGCAAATGTGTTTCGTCTGTGGGATAGCCAATGCTAGTCCAGCCCAGAGGATTGCTTTTTAGTTTACACACAATAGTTTTAGCACCATCCATAATCTCTTGGCTATACTTGTCGCCATTCATCTTACGCATGTTGTTCCAGTTCATTGCTGCTCTCACATGTCCGGGCATGTTTGCTTTACCAAGTCGCTTTTCTTCTGCTGCATACTTGGTCAAGTTGTTAACACGCTTGGGTGTGCCTTTTTCCCAACCTGGACGCTCGTGGAAGTTGTTTTTGAATTCTTTGATCTTTTCAATAATTTCTTCACGTTGGCTACCAGTCAGTACATCCAATAGTAGTTCACTCATAAAGTCCTGCATAACCTTAGGTGTGTCACTGCGCTTTAGATCTAATCCCATTGCTTTTACTTTGCCGGGCTTGCCATCTGTGTCCAAACGGAAACCTTCTAAATCATAGATTAGTGCTGCATAACGCTTCTTGGTAATGTATAGACCTTTGGTTGCAACAATCTCTCTGCCGCCTTTAATGATCTCACCATTTGCTCTTGGACAATGAAAAGCACGTTCCATGAACACTGGAAACTCTAAGTTAACTTGATCTGCAATACCATCATAGAGTTGTGCAACAATCTCTTTGGTCCATTCTTGTCGCCCTGCCTCAACATCCTCTTGCATCATGGGCCATGCACTAAAGTATACCGAATCGGTATCGCCATATACAATAGCATCGCCTACATGGTCTTCTTTTCCTGTAAGTAGTGCGTTAACAGTTTCAGCCATTCGCTTGCTGATGCACCGTCCAGTAAGAGTTGTTGATTGCCCGATGCGATGGTCAAAGAAACGGCAACCTGGATTAAGAATAGCACCATATAAACTATTAAGATTAATCTTCTTAACTAATTGTCGCTTGTCCCAATACTCAACATCACCTTGTTCATCCTTTGCACGTTTCAGTTCCTTCTGCATATCTTTACGCTCTGCATACCAGCGTTCAAGCAGTGCAGGGATAATGCCCTTGCGTTCATATGTAAAGATAGTACCGTTAGCACTAAGCGTCCAAGGCTGATTGCTGTCAAATATAAGACACCAAACATCATACGCACTGAGTGTATCCTCGTCACCGTTCTCCCAGTCAATGGTAATCTCAGTGCCACGTTCCATGTTCATAACTGCTTGATACTCTTTACTACCAAACTCGCCTTCCCATGCATCAGCAAAACTTTTTTTGTCTGCCATCTTTGTGCGCACTGCATGTTCGGTCATTGTTTGACGCAGTTGTCCTACCACAGTTTCTGGACCCATGTTAAGCGCACGAATTACACTAGGATACAAACTGTTGATGTCGATAGCACCAATCCAGTCATGCAATCCTTTTTTAGGATATGCAACATATGCACCTGCAGCAGTAGTATGTTCGCCATCTCTGTTTTTACGATTGGGAACAACCATACCACGAGCATGTGCGTCATTGATAATTGCTTGTTCTGTCACAGCAACAGCACCCATAGTAGTCATCAGCAGCACAGTGTTCTCATGTGCCAGCACATTACTTAGGTCAATAAAGCGTAGTTTTTTGTCCAGTTTGTTTAGCAGCGCAGTATCTTGTCTGTTATAATCGATAAACTTTTCAAAGTCTTGATTGTATAACTGATCCAGTGTGCCTTCATATGCAACCTTGCGTTCATCTAGTTCATGTTCGCCAATACTATCGAGAGTATAACTGTGTCGTTCTTCATATGTATACTTGCGATACAGTTGCATGTAATCCAAGTGTACACGCCCTACTAGATCAAATGTTTGACTTTCTTTACCAAAGCGTTCAAATGTACGCTTACGAGGTTGTTGACCGAACAAACACCATTTGCGGTTATCATCTTTACTAAGCACACGAGTAATACGATTAATTGTATAGGGTATATCATATCCTTCACTGTTCCAACCACTTATAATATCTGCATCATCTAACAAGTCTAAAAACACTTGTAGCATCTCTGCTTCACTGGTAAACAGATATGTGTTATCAAAACGTTTTGTTAGATCCTTAGCAGTTTCCATTGTCATACTACCAGGTGGGATAGCCAATGTAACAAGTGTGTCTGTCCAGTCTAAGTATATACTAATTGCCGTAATAGGATTAAAAGGATCCTCAGGACTACTATAGCCTTTTTCTTTGTGGAAGTCTACCTCAATATCGAAAAAAGCAGTTTGTAGTTTAGGAGCATCAGCGTTTAGATAGTTGTCTGCCAAACAACGGAACACAGGATTGATGTCACTTTCCCATACGCCTTTGCTACCTTGGATTTTAAGTTCACGTTGGAACTCTTTGCGATTGCGTGTAGCAAATCTACTCACAGGTTTGTCATATATAGTTTTGTATTTGCCACGTGGATCATCATAGTAAAACACATAGTTGGCAGGATACTCCTGGTATGTTCTCTTTCCATTCACACGTTCGACTACATGTATCCTGTCACGTTCTCTGTCAAAATATGCGTCTACATAACTCATCAAAGAGCTCCAATTAGTTGTACTAATGCGTAAATGTTCATTATTGTGAACCAACTGCACAACACAAAGGCAAATGCTGCTTTTCTTATTATAGTACTAACTGCACCCAAAATGCTACCTATAAGATACAGTGGTACAAATTGCCAGCCATTGGGATCGAGGATAGTAAAACTCAATATTGCACTGGCACTGATAAGCATCACTGCTTCAATTAGTTCGCAGTAAAATGCCAATGGACTCAGTTTATAACTGTTCTCAAAGAACTCGTATATTGCTTTTGTGTAAGCAAATTTTCTAATACGATGCATTTAGATTTTGCCTACAGTAGCAAGAATATTCTCTAGCTCACTGTATTCATCACTGTGCTTTTCAAAATCTGCTTTGTATGCTGTGCGCAATGCCTTTTTAAGCACTGTTGGCTTGATCTGCATTTCTTCTGCAATGGCTTTAATAGTATCATTGAGACCATCATTGAGATCGTCAACTTCCTGCATTACAGTAATGCCTTCATTTACTAGTTGTGTTAGTTTTGCCTTTTCTTCAGGCCCGAAAACTCTGTCACTCATGTGAGTACTCCTTGTTGATTATTGCTTTATTATATATGTATATGGGAGAAGTGTCAACTAATATGTTGAGTTATTTCAACTGTAAGGTCTGACTTGCCTTTGATAAGTCTGTGATATACTCGTTCAGGAATAAAGTAATCTCTGCCAGGAACTAGTACCACAGGTAAACTGTTGTCTAACTGTAGACACCATCCTGCACCTTCTAACACACGAACTGTACGATCCTCAGCATCACGGTGCCAGCAAAGGTCACTGTTATCTGCGTGTTCTCGAAATGTTCTTTGTTTAATGTTAGGTGCGACTTGGGTTTCCTCGTAAGGTTTTACCACCATTGTCCGCCTTTAACTCCTAAAGCCTTGTAACGTGGAGTTCTGCAACTCCAATAACGAGCAGTAGTTTTATCATTTGCTGTTTTGCACTTGTGTCGTGCTACAAAACTTTTAACTGCACCTCTGTCTTTTGCTTTTACGCTAAGTCCAGTTGTGTCGCCCCATGATACTTTGATCACATTGCCTTTTTTATTCTTTGTGTATACATAAAACTTCTTACTACCGCCACGCTTTGGGCTGTTAAGTTTTACTTTGCGTCCTTGATACTCTGCTTCTGAAATGTCATTTTTAGCAAAGTTCATTAAATTTTCATATGACTGGCTAATATATTTTATAATTTTAAATTTGTTTTGTGTCGTGCCTGCTCGGTTAATTTTCGATAGTACAATCTCTGCTATGTTACTAGGTACTTTTACAGTTTTGCCATTGTCAAAAATAACATCTTTTTGTCCGTTCATCGAAATAGATTTAAGTAATTGAGCCTGCACGCCTTCTCCGTCATATTTTGTTTCATCAGACACAGGAAAGTCATATGCAGTCAAATCCATTTGAAAAGGGTTTTGTTTGCGCTCATCAAGTTCTTCTTCAATAACTTCCATTGGAACATCTAGTGGTACTAGTTCGCCTTCTACCATAATACATTCACCAATATCTGTGTCTAGCAGTTCTTCGTCTTGCCAATCTAAATTTAAGTGTTCACGAACTACACGAACTTGGCGATAAAATTCTGTAAACGCTGGCGAACCTGCACGGAACATACACTCTGTAAATGGGATACCTTGTTTAACATGTTCGCGAATAGCATTTTGAATGTCATCCATTGCAATCTTTACATTACTTGCACTATTTTTTGGATCAAATGTTACAGGTTTTACACGTTGAATAGTACTTTGACCGGCACCCTGCCTCTGATCTACTTTGGCTTGCTTCTGCATTGCTGTTCTTTCTTGATTATCTGCTTGTTTTAAAGCACTATTTAGATCATCTCTTGTTTGTTTTGTTATATGAGCATAGTCATTGTATCTTTGGTTATCTGTAC